AGGACTACTTGGATATGAAGGAGAAGATAACTCTGTATACCGAGCCGGACCTGTCTCAATATGATGAAGGTATGGCCGTGCTTAAATCAGAGATTGATATGATACTGCAAGAAATAACAATAATCAGTGACGTGGCACGTGATATGCGTTCAGATATGAAAGCAGATTTACGTCAAATGAATGGTGACATAAGACACATAACAGAGATTGTAAATGATGTTGAAGATAGACAAAAAGAGGATGCAAGAGAGCTTCTAGATGAGATGAAATTATTAGAAGAAAGCCTTGACTTAAAGATTAATAAGGCTTTAAATAATCCTTTGAACAGTATGTCAGCTAAATCAAAATAGGAGGTTATTATGTGCGATTGTAAAACAGATGAGGATTGCGTATGTCGATTAAGATAGAGATGAAAACAGTTTTGCCTTATGTTGTGCTGATTGCAACAGTCGGCATGACATGGGGTATGTGGTCTGAACGACTTAATGCAGTAGAAAAAAAGGCTGACAGTGTTGCACAAATGCAACAGGACATAGCAATAATTAAAGCTAAAATATTGGACATGGATGATAGAGTTGCTTGGATTGAAGAATTTTTAATTAAGACATCTGATTACTAATGGCAATATCAAGATCACAAATGAGACAACAGGTATCTAAACCTGGCGTAAAAAAAACAATTAAAAAAGTTATTAAAGGTTTAAAAAAAGGCTCAAAGCTTCACGCAAAACAAGCAAAAAAATTACAAGGAATAGTTAATGGCAGACCCAAAAGTAGGAACAGGTAAAAAACCAAAAGGTTCCGGAAGGAGATTATATACAGATGAAAATCCTAAAGATACTGTCCGTATTAAATTTGCTACGCCCGCAGATGCGAAAAAAACGGTCGCAAAGGTTAAAAGAATTAAAAAGCCGTTTGCTAGGAAAATCCAAATCTTAACAGTAGGCGAGCAACGTGCTAAAGTAATGGGTAAAACACAAGTTGCTAATATATTCAAAAAAGGTAAGATTAGTATCAGGAGAACTAGAACATGACTAAATTATGTCCAAGAGGTAAAGCAGCAGCTAAACGAAAATTTGCGGTATATCCGAGTGCGTATGCAAATGCTTATGCTTCTAAAATCTGTGCAGGAAAAATTAAAGACCCAAGCGGCGTAAAGCGTAAAGATTTTAAAGGGCCTAAAAAAGCCATGGGAGGTTCTATTTCTCAACAAAGAAAAGCTGTATCAGCGCAGCGCATGGCAAACGGTGGATCGATTGTAGCAGCAGGTTGTGGCATGGTTGATCCGTCAAGACGAAAGAAAACCAAACTTTTCGTTTAAGGAGGTAATCATGCTAGATTCAATTAAAAGTAAATGGAACGCTCTAAACAAGAAAGGTAAGATGATTGTCGTTGTTGTTGGAGTTGTTGCAATATACGCAATATCACAGATAGTCTAAATGTCTGGCCACAAAGGATTAGCGAAGTGGTTCAAACAAGATTGGCGAGACATAGGTTCTCGCAAAAAAGATGGCAGCTTCGCTAAATGTGGTAGATCTAAATTAAAAGCAGATAGAAAACGAAAGTACCCAAAATGTGTCCCCGCTGCAAAAGCAGCAGCGATGTCAAAGGGACAAATCAAATCAGCAGTATCAAGAAAAAGAGCAGTAGCACAGGGAGTTGGTGGAAAGCCAACTAACGTCAAAACAATTGTCAAGAAAAAAACACGCAGAAAAAATAAAGGTTGATGTAATTAATTGGTCTAAGCATGTCTTGGAGCCCATGAATAAACACCTTGGTTTTCCAGCATGTCCCTTTGCAGCAAAATGGCGAAAAGACGGTAAACTTAGAATTGAGGTTAGACCTGACAAAACGAAATACGAAAAACACCTTACTACACTACTTAAAGACTGGAATAAAAAACATCACGACATTCTTATATTTTGTGATCCTTATTTTGATCAATATGATGAAGAACAGTTTCAAGAAAAAATAGACTTTTACAACAAAACATATAACAAACGTGACGTATATTTTATGGGTTTCCACCCTAATAATCCTGCTACTGTCGAAGAACAAGAGTTTTTAGTAAATCCAACGGATGACAATAATTATCAAACAGATCTAGCATACTCGATGATGCTTATACAAAAGTTTAAACAGCTTTATGATGCAAGTTGCAAACTACATAAGATAGGTTATTATAAAAAATGGCCAGCCGAGTATTACGAAGAAGTAGTAAAAACAAGGCAACTAGAGTACGAAAGACTATTTAAAAAGGAGAAAACATCATGATGAAAAAAAAGAATGTCGTCAAAAGAATGGGCGGCGGACCTATGAAAAAACAGGTCGTTAAAAAACGTGGTGGCGGTATGTTAAAAAAACGTGGCGGCGGCATGATTAAAAAGATGCGTGGTGGCGGTGGCGTAGGCAATCCTGCTAAGCAACGAAAAGGTAAAGGCTAAAAATGGCTACCTCGAATACCACCACATTTAATCTAAGTTTTGATAGTATTATTGAACGCGCTTATGCACGTTGCGGTAAATCTATGAGAACAGGTTATGAAATGAGAGCAGCAAGAGATAATCTTAATTTACTGTTTTCTGAGTGGGGTAATCGGGGTATTCATTTATGGAAAGTTAAAAATCATACTCAAAATCTTACAGCAGGTACGACTACATACACTGCACCGTCTGATGCATCAGATGTTTTAGAATTAGTTTTTAGAAAAATTAGCGGTAATACAACCACTGATACAAGTATGACAAAAATATCAAGATCAGAATATGAAAATGTACCAAATAAATTTTCAGAGGGACAACCAAGTCAATACTTCGTGCAAAGAAATTTATCAAACGTTGAGATAAATTTATATCAAACACCTAATGAAACAGATACACAAATAAATTATTTTTATGTAGGTAGAATAGAAGATGTAGGCGCATACACAAATGAGCCTGACGCACCTTTTAGATTTTTACCATGTACTGTTGCAGGTTTAGCATATTATCTTGGACAAGAGATAGCACCAGAAAGATCACAAGAATTAGAAAGAAGATACGAGGCAGAATTACAAAGAGCATTAACTGAAGATAGTCAATCTACTTCTGTTAATATCGTGCCTAGAAGTTTTTACGTGGGGTAATAAATGACTTTTGCAAATGGTAATCGTGCAATAGCTTTATGTGATAGGTGTGGACAACAATATAAATACTTACAACTTAGGCAAGAATGGAATGGTCTTTTCACTTGTCCTGATTGTTTTGAACCCAAACATCCACAATTAGATCCAGGTCATCATCCAGCAGATGCAATAGCGTTGAAAGATCCTAGACCGGCAAGACAAGAGCCGGTAACAGTTTTTGTTGGTGCACCAGGAGATTCATCATTTGAATCAAACGGTATGCAACCTGCTACACAAAGCGGAGAGTTGCTTATTGGATCAAGTATTGGTACAGTGACTGTGGTGATATCATGAATTATTCTGAACTCTTAGACAATGTAAGAAACTACACTGAAGTAACATCAGATGTTTTATCTAACTCTGTAGTCAATGTTTTCATAACAAACATAGAAAATCAAATTGATAGACTTGTAGATACAGATGCACAAAGAAGATATGCAACATCAACTTTTACTGCAAATAATTCTTTTTTAGATGTGTCAGGACCAGAGGGTGGATTTAGATTTGCAAGAGGTTTACAACTTCATAAATCAGACGGAACAATTGAATGGTTAGAACAAGTTGATACTAGTTTCATTGATGAGTTTGCAGTTCAAAGATCTTCTTCAAATACAAGCTTTACAGGCGAACCTAAGTATTGGGCTAATTGGGATTCTAATACTTTGATAGTAGCGCCTACACCTAATACGGCTTACACAGTAGAAATGTGGTATGATGAAACTCCTGAGAGATTAGGTAATGGCACAGGTAGCACAAGCACCACAACTTTTATATCAAACAACGCACCAGAGGTTTTATTATATGGTGTTTTGTCTGAAGCATATTCATACTTGAAAAATACACAAGATATGCAAATATACACCCAGAAGTTCCAAACAGCTCTTCAGGCTTTTGCTAATGAGCAAATGGGACGTAAACGAAGAGATGAGTATACTGATGGTGTACTGAGAGTACCTTTACCGTCAGCAGACCCAAAAGCCTAAGGAGGGCATAAATTATGACTATAAACCAAGCAGTCTGTGCATCCTTTAAACAGGAGTTGCTAGCGGGAGATCATGATATTGACAATGATACAATAAATCTTGCTCTCTACACAAGCTCTGCAACATTAAATGGAAACACAACAGCCTATGCAACAGCAAATGAAGTTGGTGCATCAGGCACGTATGCAGCAGGTGGTGCGACCTTAACAAGTCCGACCATTGGCTTAACCAAAACAAGCGCAACAGCTTCAACAGCATTCGTTGACTTTGCAAATGTAAGTTTTACTTCAGCAACCATTTCTGCTCAAGCAGCTTTGATCTATAATAGATCATCATCAAACACTAATGCAGCTATTGCAGTTTTAGATTTTGGTGCAGTAAAAACATCAACAAACGGTACATTTACAATCGCATTCCCAACAAACGATGCATCAAGTGCTATATTAAGATTATCTTAATATAGAAAGTCATTACCATGGCAAATGCTTGGAATGAACAAACCTGGGGTATTGGTAATTGGGGACAACAAGATAATCAAACTGTCCTTGTTACTGGCCTTAGCACTTCATTTGGTATAGGCACTGAATCCGTTGACGCAACTGTCGACTTTGGTTGGGGCAGATCTACGTGGGGATCATTTGCATGGAATGAAAACATAACACAAGAGGTCAGCGTCACAGGAGTGACCATGGCCACAACTTTAGGCACTACAACTCAAGAGGTTGGAACAGGAGTCATAGTATCTGTAACTGGGTTGAGTATGACAAGTGCTTTAGGCACCACTACTCAAGAAGCTTCCGCAGTAGAAACATTAGATAGTCTTACTATAGGTGCTGCCCTATCAGGAGCTTCAGGTATAACAGGTGAAGGAAACGTAGGAGTCATAGCTCCTTCAGATCAATTAGACTTTAGTATAGGCACGTTAACGATTGACATCTTCACACAAGTAGATCCAACTGCTGTCACAATGACATCCGCCGCAGGCACTGCTACTGTGGAGGCAGACGCATTAGTAACATTAGGAAGTTTATCAAGCACTTTTGCATTAGGCACCGAAACAGTAGAGGTTGGCACAGGTGTAATAGTAAGTGTTTCAACAGTAGCATTAACCTTTGCTGAAGGCACTACAACACCAGAGGCGGGAGCTACTGTAAATGTTACAGGAGTTGATTTATCATTAGTATCAGGTAATCTTTTCTCGACACCGTGGGCAAATGTGGTTACAGGTGCAAGTAATACATGGACAGAGGTTGACGCAGCATAAAAGAAAATATATATTTTTTAAGGAGATAAAACATGAGTACATATTCAGCAAGATATAAATTAGAATTAATGGCGACAGGTGCTAACGCAAACACTTGGGGCACAAATACTAATAATAACCTTAATGTTTTAGACGCTTTTAGTGCAGGATATATATCTAAATCAGTGGCTGGTTCTGCTGATGTAACTTTAACAACAGCTAATGCAGACTCCACTACAGAATCAGCTAACAAAGTAATTGAGCTTACTGGAGCATTAACAGGTGATATAAAAGTATTAATACCCGCAGTTGAAAGCGAATATGTATTTTTTAATAATACTTCAGGATCTCAAACATTAACAATCGCTGCAACTGGCCATACAGGAAATGGTGTTGCAATTGCACAAGGTCATAAAACTACGGTTTTTTGTAATGGCTCATCAAATTTTAATGTTGCCATATCAAGTTCAACAGATCTAGGATCACTTTCAGGAACTTTACCTGCAGTGTCTGGTGCAAATTTAACAAGTTTAAACGCATCAAATTTAGGATCAGGCACAGTGCCTAATGCACGATTAGATGCACAACTTCAAGACGTAGCAGGATTAGCTGTTACTAATGGTGGTTTTATTGTTGGTGATGGTGCGAACTTTGTTTTAGAAACAGGAGCCACAGCTAGAACAAGCATAGGTTTAGGAACATCTGATGATGTCCAATTTAATGATATGCAAGTAGATTCACTTGGTGTTGCAACAGCGGCATCAGGCACAAGTGGTGAGATTAGAGCAACTAATGATATAACAGCTTTCTTCTCATCAGATGTATCATTAAAAGAAAATATTCAAAACATATCCTCTCCTATGGATAAAGTACAAAATCTTAATGGCGTATTGTTTGATTGGAAACAAGATTACATAGACGGTAAGGGTGGCGAAGACGGTTACTTTGTTCGTAAAAGAGACGTAGGTGTCGTTGCACAAGATGTTGAAAAAGTTTTACCAGAGGTTGTGGGCACAAGACCAGATGGCGTAAAAGCTGTTAAATACGATAGATTATGTGCTCTTTTAATTGAATGTGTAAAGGATTTACAATTACAAGTTGATGACCTTAAGAAAGGGGAATAATCATGACAACTCCTTCAGGTCAAATTAGCCTTTCACAGGTTAATGATGAATTAGACGTTTCACCAACATCGACACAAATAAACATGGGTTCAGCACCTGTAAGAGGTTTAGCTGAAGTTCCTACTGGTGCAATATCAATGTCAGATTTACAAGGTAAATCAAACGCACAATTTGTTGTTGCTTCTGGTGGCACAGTAACTACAAGCGGTGATTTTAAAATACATACTTTTACTAGTAGTGGCACATTTAGTGTTTCTCAAGCAGGTAATGCTGCAGGATCTAATACTGTCGAGTTTTTAATACAAGCTGGCGGAGGCGGAGGCGGTGGCTTTAACGGCGGCGGAGGCGGCGGAGGTGGTAATTTAAGTAGTCACCCAAGCCCAGCCACTGGAGGTACATCCGTGCCAACATCACCAGGAAGTTTCCCTATCTCAGTTGGAGGTGGTGGCGGTGGAACTGGAGGTGGTGGACCAGGAAGCACTGGTGGCACTTCATCTGCCTTTTCAATTACAGCAGACGGTGGTGGCGCTGGTGGAAGCACACAAAATAAAACCGGTGGTCAAGGAGGATCTGGCGGCGGAGGCGGTGGTGCCTCTGGTGGTACAGGCGGTGAAGGTAACACACCTCCTAAATCTGCTCCCGCAACTTCCGATCAAGGTAAAGATGGTGGTAACGCAGGCGATGCAGGAGCTGGTGGCGGCGGGGCTGGTGGTCCCGGCGGTGGCTCTGGTGGTCAAGGTGGTGGTGGCGGTAATGG